AATGTCCACCAGGATCAGAAAACCCTTTGGTAGAAACCGGCATCTGTTCGAATGAACTTGCTATAGATCCCATGATAACTGGATCTTGTGCAGATGATCCGTCTCGGAAAAACCCAACAACCCAACTCCCAGGAACCAATCCGTGAGTGTGTCCTACGCCAGATACTGATGCTGAGGTATTTGGTAATAATACCGTTGCCCAAGGGAGATCGTTAGTAGGGATCTGTGCCTTAGAGTCTGTGTGAAACCCAAAGCATCTAACCCTAACTCGCCCCATCATTTCTGGATCGGTGCGATCTTCAACCACGCCTGTGAACCAAACAAAACTTGCTCCAATAAATTGGTCTGTACTACTTGCCATAATGTTACTCTGCCGAATCTAATGTGTAATATGAATAATCTCGCTTCAGTACTGCTTCGCATGTGTACTTATCACTGAATACATGTTGAACTCCAGTAATTATGTAGTCCCCAGATATCATCATGTCATGCTCAGAGCTTCTTTTTGCAGATTTTTCTCGTATCTTTTTATATACTTGTGGATCAATTGACTTTGGTGCGGTCAGCGAAAGTTTCTTTCCAGGATTAACTGACAAGTCACCATTGATGGTGATAGAAACTTTAATTGAATCCATATTCTCTAGAATGGACAATCTTGTCCCTGCACTATTAATTGCTCCCGCATGATAGTTCACATAGTTCGTACCATATGACATTTCATTGGAGTTTATATAAATTTCTAAAGAATCGTGATGATGATTTAAAGTCTCGTCTTTTATCTTAAACTTATTAGATATCAACGGATATCCCACATACGCCTTGGGAGACCTCTCGAATGATTTCTGATAATCGTACTTAACATCATAATATTTCTTGGTCGATATGTCTAATACTTTTGTCGTCGATGCATATGCACCCCGTCCAGAGTGATGAAACTTTGAACTGTTTAGGTTAGACGCCATTGCAAGTACTTTGTATTTACGCTCGTTATACCCTTCCTCAGTAGTTTCCTCATCATTTTGTCTAAATGTAAAACTGTATGTTCCGATACTTTTTGAGGTTGCAATTTCTTTATATGGGATTATATAAAACCCGTTCAACGTTTCGTATGCAAATATAGGTGAACTGGACTCGTCAAATGATCTACGCAACAACCAGTCCACAGCCTTGAATGGTTTTACATTGGGTATTACTAAACTCACATTTCCCTTACTATCTGCCGTGTTGAATATGTCACCCGTATACTGTAGATCGTTTTTTATAACTTTTTCAATTGCTTTAGAGATAGAACCTTTAACAGACCTAGACAAACTTACTACCTTATTTGTAAATGCGTGTTCGCTTAGGCAAGTTAGGGTATATCCTTGACTTGCTTCTTTGATCTTACCAAATAATGGGATTTCCGTAACATAAAATACTTTTTTCAATTTAATGGTGTCTTTAGATCCTTTATCTCTCTTGTGGATGATGATAGTAACTTTCTCTTGGCCGCTTATGCGCAGTTCTTCAAATAGGTTGACTGTATCGAGTATTTCTATAGAAGCATGCAGACCATAGGTGTACATACTCTCAGTTATTACCAATTTAGTTACTTGGTTAAATATATTAAACTCTTTACCGTATGCGTTCTGTATAGATATCTCAGATATCCTAAAAGATCCCGGAACAGCACTTTCTGCAGTGTTATTATTGTCTAGATTGCCGTTAATCATGTGTTGAGTAATTCTTGATAAGAGTCTGCGAATTCGAATATACGATCGTTACTAATAATACGAATATTTGACCTTTGTTCGTTTAAATTATACTCATATTCATAATTGGTAACTGTATTCAACTGCACTGGGGGAAGACCTCCATCAATGTGTATTGCATTGTTAACTCTCCTACCAAGATTGTCTTCGTAGTGATGAGGTGCTACTTGTGTGTCAAAAACTTCATAAGTAATAGAACTGTTCAGTGTAGTTTGCCCACGGATAATCTCATTACTGCGAAATGTGCCAACAACATCAACAATAGATAATTGTTGCATGGTTGGTTCTTTACTTTCTATTTTACCAGTTGCACCACTCAATGTTCCTATAACGGTTTCTCCAATTTGAAACTTACCCGCAACAGAATTCTCAATAGACTGTAGTAATCCGTCTCCAGTGTAGTTGTACTGTGGTCTGAATGTGAAAGTTACTCCAGAGTATTCTTCTGCCATGTACTTATCGAACTCGTTAAATGACATTGGCCATTCACCTAAACCTGTTCTAAGGCTGTCGTTAGTTATAAAGAAAGTCCAGTAATATTCTGGCGTGCCATATACTTTTTGTGATACTATATCGGGTCTGTCACCTTCTTCAATCTTGTAAAAAGTATAAGCAGTCAATTCATCATCTAAGGTGTTTAAAGGTTTGACATACCTGAACAAATCAATGATTCTGGTATTAACTCCTGTATTGAAATAGTCGTAGGAAGTTTTTGGGAAGTTTCTAAAGAAAGACATTATAAAACCTCTTAGATGTAAAAGTTATCTGGCATACTAGACCTATCAGAATGCATCTTTTCGATATCTTCTCGTGTAAGTGCTTTAGTTTCTTGAAACTGTAGTGATAGAGTAACATCTAATGGTGCTCCGTCTTTATAGAAAGAGTTAGCAGTCGTATTATAAGAAGAACTCATACTGAGTAAGAAACAATTATATGTAGGTGAATAATACTTATTGACAGTGTCGTCTCTATTAAGAACCTTAATATTAAACTCTGATGGATATTTCAATGTAAACCTATTACCAGATGGGTATGCATTAAGTCGTAATCGCTCAAGAATATTCCTTATGGTATCACTATCTTTCTGACTAGTCGCAATTAGTTTAAATTCAAATGAATATGACCGTGTGTTAGAACCATTGAAAGTTGTTACTTGATTCGGGTTAAGCAATGTTCTCTTGTTGTATAACACTGCCTCTGCAATCGCTTTGCCCGTATCACCACCCGCAAGTGCTCCCATGCCGTTCTTCTGCGCAATCATCGCAAGTGCAGCTGTATTTGTGGTAGAATCATTCGAAGCGGCAAGTTCATTCTTCATCTTACTTATACTATTTCCAATTGAATTTATCGAACCACCACTGTTCAAAACATCTTGAGCTATAGCGCCAATCTGATTGAGGTTATTAGACCCATATGACATACCATCTTGTATAGGCATTCCAATTGGTATCGGTAGAAATACAGAAGTTGGGTAATCCCCCGTGACAACTTCAATTGCCATTTTTGGGTAATTTGATATATCTTCTGGATACATGTACCTTGCTGTATCATTTTTTTTATTAAAATCTATCATGGATTTCTCTTATAAATAGTTGTAAGAATACACAACATTATATATTATTTATATGGCATACTCCGGCAGATACCCAATTAAACGACATGATAAGTACGATGGGGACTCTACTAAGGTATATTTCCGTTCCCTATGGGAACGACAGGTGTTTAAGTGGTGCGAAGAAAACGATCAGGTTCTAAAATGGAGTTCTGAAGAAGTTGTCATACCATACAGATGCAAGACTGATAATAAGATACATAGATATTTTGTAGACGTTAAAATGAAAATGGCAAATGGGCAAACATTTTTGGTTGAGATTAAACCAAAGAAAGAAACTACACCACCCGCGCAACCTGCTCGTAAAACTAGGAAGTATATTACTGAGGTTATGACATATGTTAAGAACCAATCTAAGTGGGATGCTGCTGAAGAATATTGTATGACTCGGGGGTGGAAGTTTGTTGTGTGGACAGAAGATACCTTAAAGGGTCTTGGAATTAAAATACTAGGAAAATAAATGGCAGAATCATTATTTTATAAATTAGAACAAGCAGCATTTCGAGCGGGAATAAACCCACGCAGCGATGATGCTAAAGTATGGTTCCGTCAAAAAGTTAAGGAACTAGGCAAGGTCAATAGAAATCAATTGCTAAAGGATGAAGCATTGATCATGAAGTCTAGGGCGATCTGGGGTAACATGTATATGTTCTTTTATGATCCTAAACATCGAGAGAAACTTCCGTACTATGACCAATTCCCATTGACAATAATGGTTGAAAAGGCTCCGGGCGGTTTCTACGGATTAAATCTACACTATCTGAAACCAACGGTACGGGCTTCGTTCTTAGACAGCCTTGGTGGTACTCTTACTAATGATAAATTTGATGAAAGTACTAGGTTTAAAATGAGGTACGACTTACTCAAGAGTGTTCGTAAGTATCGAGAGTTTAAACCTTGTTTCAAACATTATCTTAGTAGTCAGATAGATTCAAAAATTGTATTGGTTCGCCCACCAGAATGGGAGATCGCGATATTCTTACCAACTGAGCAATTTGCTAAGAGCACAAAAACCGCAGTCTGGAAAGACTCATATAAAATAAGTAGAGGACTATAATAATGTCATTACTCGGAAGCGATATCGACGAACTAAAAGGAATCTTCAGCAAACGCCAAGGACTTGCTAACTCTAATAGATTCATGGTTTATATGCAACCTCCATCGGGCAGTTTACTGAATCTTGACTTAAACGCCCTTGCAGTCGGAGTACTGTCTGGAAATGGTTTGTCGTTAGGAGGTCTTATAAACGACCCCAGAGATGTTGCTATGTTATGTGAGAGTTGCACCCTGCCTGGGCGCGCAATCACGACGATTGATATGCAGAACGTAAAGCAATCTATCAAAGTTCCATACACATATATCAATGAAGACGTCACGTTTACTTTCTTGTTGACCAATGATTATTATATGCGAAAGATGTTTGATCAATGGATGGGTATGGTATTTAATATCGACACTTATACTATGAACTATAAGAGCGAATATGTAACCGACGTCAGAATTGCTCAACTAAACAAACAGAACATCCCAATATACACTGTTCGCCTAGAGAACGCATATCCTACTGGTATTAATGCTATTAACCTAGATAACACTGCCGAGAACAGTATTCAGAAAGTGACGGTTAACCTAACATACGAGAACTTCGTGGTAGAAGGACTTGTTGATACAGTTACTGGAATTGCTGGTGGAATTGCTGATACAGTTGCAGGAACCTTCGGACTTTAAACTATAAATACTACTGACTGAAATTTTTATATTAAGGAATTAAATAATGGCA